CTGCCCCAGGGTCAGCTCTGCAAGGACATTGGAAAACGCCGCCTTCACGGACGCCATCGAACCCGAAATGGTCGTTGCCGCCTCCTTGGCTGTGGTTCCCGTGAAACCCAGGTTGTCCTGGATTACCTGGATGGCGTCGATGATGGAGTTGAATGGCACGTCCTTGACAGTGTCGGCCGTGACTTTAACGCTGTCTCCGAGCACGCCGCTGTCATTGATCAGCCGGGCCATTTCCGCTTGGGTGCCGCCGTAACCAAGTTTGAGGTTGTCCAGCATCGTGTAGTTGTCTTTGGCGAAACCCTGGTATGCGTACTGGATGGCGGACATATCGGTGCCCATCTTGTTGGCGTTGTCCGACATCTGGATAATAGCCTGGTTGGCGTACTTGGCCGCCGCGGCGGTATTTCCGCCCAGGCCCTGCAGCAGGGTAGCAGAAAAGCTCGTCACCTGTTCCATATAGTCGTTGGCGCTGACGCCGGCTGTTTTATAGGCGACGGCTGCGTATTGCTTGATGGTATCCGCACTGTCCTTAAACAGCGTTTCAACGCCGCCGATGCTCTGCTCAAGCGCAGCGCCCTCGGTGACGGCCTTGGAAATGGCAGCCCCGATACCGGCCGCAGCGATTGCTTTTTTGAACGTACTGACAAGACGGCTGCCTAGGCTTTGCCCTGCGGATTCCCCAGTCTGCGCCGGGGCATCGCCCAGCGCTTCCTTGATTTTCCCGCTGATCCCCTTGGCGCTCGGGATGATCTGCACATACGCCTTGCCAAGTTCTGTACCCTCTGCCATGATCTCACTTCCCTTCATCAGCGGCCCGGATGGCCGCCCAAAATTCTTCCTCGCTGTTAAATGCCTGTACCGTGCTGCGCTTTTCTTTGCCGGTAAGCTTCTCTGCAACGCTCTGGGGGCGGTGCCGGTTTTTCTGCCCGTCCTTGGTCTGCATCCAGACCAGCAGGCTCAACCGGTCCACCATGGCTGCCTGCATCAGCAGTGAGGTCGTTATTTTAGCCCCCGCCATCTTCATGCGGATGCGCGAAGTTTCCGGCAGGCCGGCCGCCAGAGTGGCAGCCAGCCGTACCGGAAGCGCACGCCAGTCAAAGATGTGGTAGGTTTCGGCAAAATCGCAGATCAGCGCATCCTCATCGGCATGGACCATCGCAGCGAGGATCAGGAGTTTTTTGCGCCGGTCCCGTCATTGGAAAGAATGTCAGAAAACGCTTCCATCACAGCATCGATCGGAACCTTCCCTTTGTCATTGCGCAGGTAGTCGTATAACTTTTCGCGCTGTTCTTCCCCCAGCAGCAGGCGCAGCGCCTTGCTGACTTTCAGCGGTTGGCCGTCCTCCGCTTCCGCCAGTGCATCCAGAAATTCCTGGTCTACATTCTCTTCTGCAATGGCATAGGCAAAGCCTCTTTTGGTTTTTCCCTCAATCATAACGATTCTCCTTTCGCCTTGATGTACTCGTAGTGCGTATTCCCGTCCGTGTCCGGCGTGGCAGTGATGGTGGTTTCATAGCCCACTGCATCCTCGTCAGAGTAGGTGATGTCGCCAACCTCGGTCACGGCGGCGGACGGGATGACAATGCGCTTGTGGGCACCATCGCGCATGACTTGCTCAATGACCCACGCGGCACTCTCCTGCGGGTCACTGTTCGCTTTCACGGTGATGCCGGTCGCCAGCGTGCCGGTCACGTTGTCATCGCCATAGACAGCTTTGAGTACATCGGGGTTCAGCGCTTCAATCAGAACAAAGGTGAAGGTATCGTCTTTCGAGCTCTGATAAGTGAGAACTGTATCCCCGCCCCACGCTTTGATGTTGTCGCTTTTCGGGCTGTTTGCGTTGGTCAGGCCATCCTCACCGCAGTAACCCAAGCAGACGAACTTTGCATTCAGCGCGGTGGTTGCATCGGTGGGCAGGGTAGTGCCCGCCGGGGCGCGGAAGATTGCACCGCCTTTTTGGGGCTTGCCGGTGGTAACATTGGATGCGTTTGCCATGTGAATCATCCTTTCTCAATAAAAAACCAGGTCGAAAACGGCCTGGTAACGGTAGTGTTTGGTTGTTGTATCGGTAAAATTGTAGTCGCTGTTCAGGCGGCAGGCGCTGACATCGTCAATGCCGGCCAGTTCATCCATCGCCGCCTTGACCCGTTCGTTCAGTTCGGCCGCTGCCAGCAAACTGCCAGCCCAGCTCTGCACGGCCAATGTGGCACGGTTGACCCGGTTGGTGCGGCTGCTGCCGGTTTTCTCCACCAGCACAAACGTGTTGGGCGGATTTTCCGGGATCTCCATGTACACCGGCACGGTAAGGGCGGTGCTCAGGTGATTTATTGCGATTTTCTCTATCATTTCAGCGCCTTCAAGATCGTGTTGTTTTTCAGGTTGTCCTGTTTGGCTTTGGCCGAAACCGCAGAAACACGGGCTACCACGCGGGTTGGCATGAGATAGTCGCCGGATGCGTAACCATTCCCGCACGCCTGCGCCGCTGCATCGGCTTTGCTTTTCAGGATTGCCTTCACCTCGTCCGAGCGCAGCAGAGCGCGGACGCCGGAACGGTTCAGCTCGAATTTGCATTTACTCATACCGTTCCACCTTCACCTTCTTGTTCCAGCACAGCGGGATCAGGTCATCAATGCCCTGCACCACATCGCCGTAAGTCCGGAATTTTTGCCCGAAGAACTCCACCGTCACGTTGTGCCAGTCGTTGGCGTCTCCCTTGGGCAGGGCCAGCGTATAGGCCAGCCGCCTGCCGTAAAGCTGCAGATCGTTGACGATGTCCTCCGTAGCCGGTTCGCCCACCAGCACGTTGCGGACGGTCACGGGGGTCTCCTCGTACACGGGGGCGTGAAATTCATCCTCGCCGGTCTTGGTTTTGGTGTACAGGGTAATATCAATGCCGTTCAGCATGTCATGTCCTCCAAAGGGCTGTGGGCACCAATGCGGTCTCCGACGCCCAGCAGCTTCTTTTCCAGCTTGGAAAGGTACAACTCTCCGACCGAGCCGCCGGACACCGTCCAGCTCTGCTGGTAGCCCAGCGCCGATGCGGACGCCTGGGTGGCGCCCATTGGGTACATGGCGGCGCCCTGCCCGCCGGTGCCCGCGTCCAGTTGGCGGCGCACCATGCGGCAGGATACCAGCTGTTTGCGCTCAAACGGGGCGTCCTGGCTGTATGCGTCGATGACAATGCCGGCTTCGGCCAGCAGGGCGCTGCAGAGCGTTTTTTCGTCATCGCTCAGCGTGCGGAACCCGGCTTCGACCTCTTCCACGGTTGCATAGACCATTGCCATCACCTCATTTCCTGGCGGCGGCTTTCTTCTTCGGGGCCGGGGCGGCGGTCTGCTTGGCGGTGGGCTCTTCGGCGGGCTGCCTGGCGGGGACGGCCGCCGGGAGATCCACGCGGGTATGCCCTGCCGCCAGATATTCAGCTTCCCGCTCCGGGGCAACGGCCATCAGGGTGCCGGTCAAACGATTCTTGAATTCAATCATGATCAGGACCCCGTTTTGGCTGCGCCGGTCAGCTTGTTGAACACCGTGGTGTCGCAGCGGAAGCCGACTTCGATCTCGGCGCGCACGGCGAACATGTTCTGTTCAAACAGGTTGATGGTGGTGGAACCGTCGGTCAGGGTGGCCTGGTCGGAAATGGCGATCTGCACGCCCTCCACGGTGCCGTATACAGCCTGGCTCCAGTCGCCCGCAAAGCCGACAACGGCGGCATCGCTGGCCGTGTTGGCCGTGTAGGCGCCCTTGCTCTGGCGCACCTGCGCGCCCAGAATCATGGGCACTGCGCCTTCGGCCACGGAGTTGATGAACAGGGGACGCTTATTGCCGTCCACCGCGTTCAGCAGGATAGCCTTGCCCTGCGGGGCCAGCACCCAGCCGTTCAGAATGCCGTCATGGGCGGCGATGTCTGCATCGGCGGCAACCAGACCGCCGTAGGCATTGGTCAGGATGCTCTGGGCCGTGCAGGCTTTCAGGGTATCGAAGTTGGAGCCGGGGGCTTCCACCGCCCCGAACACGGTCTGGTCAAACTTTTTGGCCAGAGCGCCGGGCAGACGCTGCACCAGCTGATCATACAGGGCGGGCACATCGCGGCGGAACTGGTTGGAAAACGGTACGATGACGGCCAGGGTATAGGGCGTCATCTGCTTGGTGGCCAGGGTGCCGCGCTTGACCGGCTTTTTCTCGGTCTCACCGACCCAGCCCGCTTCGGGGTCGCCGGTGATAACGGGGATGGTTACGCCCAGGCCGGGCAGCGGAATCTGCCGGGCCAGTGCCATGACGGCGCTGGATTCCTGGGTTTTCTGCAAAATTTCGCTGGACACGCTGCCCGGCAGGGAAATAGTAGTCGTGCGGTTGATATCAATAGATGCCATACTTTTGCTCCTTTACTTCATGACTTCAGTAAACCACTCCGCGAACTGCTCGCGCGTGGAACCGGTTGGGGTTTTGTTCGGGTCGCCGCCATCGCGGACGTTGGGGTAGCCGCCGGGGGCGGCATCAAAGGCCCAGGCTTTTTCTTTGGTCAGGGCATCCAGCGCGGCCTTGATGTCGGTGGTGCGGTCCTTGCTGGCTTTCAGCGCGTCCACATCCAGCATGCCGCGGATGGCCTTCACGTCACGCCCGTGCGCGTCACGGATTGCGCCGTCCAGGGCGGAATCAAAGGCAAAACTGTCGGCCTGATCGGCCAGCTGGCCCTGAAGCTTGGTAATCTGGCCTTTCAGGTCGGCCACGTCCACGCCTTCAAAGGCTTTCAGGCTGTCTTTGGCGGTGTTCAGCTGGGTGGTCAGGCCGTTCACCTGGATCTGCAGGTTGGCGGCCTTGGTCTTTTCGGCGGTGATATCCCTGCCGTTTTCGCCCATCAGCCAGTCCAGCTGCTCATCGGTGATGCCGGGAATTTTGGCTTTGACTTCTTCACGTTTCATAGGTGTCCTTTCTGCCTGCGCTTTGTTTACGCGGGTCGCATCCGCTTTGGCTGTACAGTTTTACGCCATGCCGGGCATGTTTTGGGGGATAAATGGGGATAAAAATTGCCCGCCCCGGCCTCGTGCGGCTGGGGTGGGCATAATAAAAGTGCCTTTGCAGTTGAGTGCAAAAGCACATGAAAAAATTCAGATGAAGATTTCTTCAATCTCCGCCCGAAGTTCCAGAATGTGAAGATACTCCCCCATAATGCGCTGCTGATCACGCAACAGGCGTGCGGGCGTACCATCCAGCTGGGGCTCGTCCGCGCTGGATGTGCAAATTACTTTTGCCTCCATTCTGGTGTTCAGCTTTTTGAGCTTCTCGTAACGGATTTTGGTCTGATGATACTCGGCTGCCATGCGCTCTTTGTAGTCGTCACTCATCATGCCTTTTACAGTGTCTTTCAGTTCCATGTCCTCCTCCTTGAATCCTTTTCGTAAAAATGGGCATAAAAATACCACGGTGCAGAATTTGCTCCGTGGTTTCAACAATTTGTTGGTGTGCTGTTAAAATCTTGCATGTTTACCGGGGCATGGCAGGGGAGCTGCACCGTTACGGTTTTACCTCCACGCCGGGCAAAACGTCCGTGTGGAAATACAGCTTGTAGTGGTACGGGTCAGTATGCGTGCCGGTAATGTCCTCCACAACGTACATGGTGTATTGGTTCAGGTAGATGTAATTTACCTTGTACTGATCCGGCCCAATCTTTACCGTACACACCAGCTCATCGTTTGAATTGTTGCTTATGGACATGTAGCCCTCGGCTTCCATCACAATCGTGTCTGTTCGTGCGTTGTAAACGGTAATTTTGCGCTCGCTTTCAAAATAATCTGCCTGCTTGGCAATGTTATAACTGGCTTTTTCCGCTTCAGAGCAGCCGCACAGCATAACCAATGCGGTCAGCGCTGCCATCATCAAAGCAACAATCTTTTTCATCGTATCCTCCTAAAAATCTAAAAATGGGCATGAAAAAACCACGGTGCGTTTGCATCGTGGTTGAGGTTTTAGCTATTTAAGAGTTGGGAGCGGATTCATCCGGCGTATAGGTTGAATGAACTTCCTGCATGTTGGCAAAAAGTTCCCGGTACTCTTCCAGTGTTAAATTGTCACCATCAAGCATATCATTCACTCCTTTCTATACCGTAAGTCACTCCGGTTTCGGTTTGGAGCTGAGAATATCGTCTCTCGAATCAGGCGTCTCAGGGGAAAACTCTTTCATGTTACGGAACAGCTCAAGGTATTCTTCCATAGTTTTTTCTTTGCCGTCCAGCATATAAATCAACCCCTTTCTACACCGTAATTATAACACTCCTTCAAAAATAAATCAACCGCCTTATCGCCATTTCCTTTTGATTTGATGATGGCATTTTCCATTGCGCGTCTTGCTTCATCAAAATCAAAGCGGTCAAGCTTTGTAATGTGCCATACTTTCCCCTGATTGGTGACAATGGATAAGCTCTTTATTTGCGGATAGTACATAAATACCGATATATCGTTCATAGAAAAGTAACTTTGCCCGGGGTGATTATGGCATAGCATAAGACTTTTTGGTGACTTACTCTGCAGCCAGTGATAAGATGCTGCGTCCGCTTC